TGCAGGATGGTGGGTATGGGGACAGTGTATTTGGATTGGCAGCGGGTGGTGTTCTGTGCAGCTCCCGCACCTTGGGGACGCGGGCAGAGGGGTGAACAGGCAGCTCCCGCACCTTGGGGACGCGGGCACGGGCGTACACCGTAAGCGCCCGCACCTTGGGAACGCGGGCAGGGGGGTAAACAGGCAACTCCCGCACCTTGGGAACGCGGGCACGGGCGGCGCTCTATGCCTAGAAGAAAGCGACCGCACCTTGGGAACGCGCGAGTTTCTGTTTCAGTACATGAACGAACTGGCGGAACGCTTGCGCCGGGTGCGGGTGTGCTGCGGCGACTGGTCCCGAGTCTGCGGCCCTACGCCAACGGTCAAGCTCGGTACTACGGGAGTCTTCCTCGATCCGCCATATCTCGACGGGCGCACGGATGCCCTTTACAGCGCAGATTCGCTCACCGTGGCGCACGAGGTCAGGGAGTGGGCAATCGCGCAGGGAGACGACCCGCGAATCAGGATCGCGCTTTGCGGCTATGAGGGTGAACATACGATGCCGGATTCATGGGAGTGTGTCGAATGGAAGGCTCGCGGCGGGTACGGTAGCCAAGGCGAAAACCAGGCACGCGAGAACAGCGCCAAGGAGCGCATTTGGTTCAGTCAATATTGCATTGGGAGACGGCAACAGAGCCTATTCTAGCGGTGAATCTGCGCCCGATTCAGCGACGGTCTACCCATCGAGATTGGAACCGCCTTCTTCTCCGCTTCCCGTTCCATCTTCCACCGAGTAACCGCTATCGACCGCTGATCGACCCCAGCCGCGATGAGCGCCTGAATCTTCTCCTCAGTCACTACCTGGTCTGGCTTCCGGTCGCCGGTAAAGAAAGTATTGCTATACAAATCGGTGTCGATGCAATCGTCTAACTCATCTCCCTTGACCTTGAGTATGGCCCCAGGGCGGTCTGGATCGTGCTTTCGGCTGGCCGCCGCCTCGTAACTCTTTGGGGTAAGGTCGGTATAGATAAACTCCCCGCGCGAGAGACGGCCACTTAGAGACTGCGCATTGCCGATTGAATCCTTGGCCGCGCTCATCAGCGTCAGATCGTACTTATCGAATACCCCTTGAATCAGTTCCCGGTTGCTCTTGCCGGTGCCGGTGTGGGCGTCCATGGCGGGATCGCAGTAGCCGGTGATGATGCGCGTCCGCTTGCCGCCAATCTCCCGCTCAAGGAACTTCTTGGCGATGTGGTGCGCGTATTCCTCGGACTGCATCTTGCGCTCAATGTCCTCGCCGATCTTGAACATGCGATCAGCCTCATTCATAAAGTAGAGTCCCGTCGCCGCGGCGCTGTTCGACATGCCGTAGTCCATAATAATCAGGTGTTGATGCCACCATAACTCACCGCACTCGGAGTACGGCAGGATGTAACTCTCGTTGAGGAACGGGAAGAAAGCGCCCTCAGTAGCACACCAACACCCCTCCAAGAGTTTCTTTTGTACGTCGGCAGTCTGCGAAAGCAACATAGCCCGCTTGCGCTCATCATAGGCTGGGTTGTCTTTGAGGAGTGCTGGAATAAATGCAGTTGTCAGCATTACCGGCAATTCGTCCTTTTTCCAACGCGAACCGCCATAGACTGCCCCAGGAATGACCGACCTCTCGGGGTGGCAAACCGGACACTCTCCATTCAAAAAGACTTTTCTCAGCCAAGGAGTAGATGGGTTGGCAGTTATCCTGATGCGATCACGGAGGCCGTACTCAGTCGGTGTCGATACCCAAGGGAGCAATGAGCGTACCCTGTCCTCTGTCTGGAACTGGGCCTCATCGATGCCGAGCCATGAGATTGGTTTTCCTGTGTAGAGTTCGACGTCGGAATCCTTCGCCATGTACCCCAGGCGCATCATGGCGCCCGATGGGAAACGCCATAGCTTTCCGCCATCCGACTTACGGCCACCCAATGGAAGATAGATACGCTCCATCTCATCCATCAGGTTCGTCATTTCGGTGTAAGATTTGCGGAGCAGGATGCCGCGGAACCGGGGGTTATCGTACTCTTGCGCGGAGTCTCCGACCAACCATGCCGATTTTCCTCCTCCAGATCCGCCGCCGTAAAGAAGCATTTGCGCGCGCGATTCTAGAGCTGTAAGTTGAGGAGGACTATTAGGTGCCCAGCCATTTACCTCAGACAAGTTAGCAGGCAGTGGCAAGATGCCGCGATTTTCAAGAAGGGTTAAAGCCATAGTCCTCTCGTGGAAAATTCAGGCGCGCAAACCTGCCGCGCAATTCGATAGCTTTTCTGTCGCGGGCTCTTGCTGCACGTTCTTTGGTCTTGAATAATCCAATGTGGATTCTCTTGTTCAAGTGGGAAATAACAGCGCACCATCCATAAGGGTGGCTGACTACGCCAATGAAGCCGCTTGTATTCTGTCGTGTGGCGCGTGCGTTTTGTTTATTCTGGAGGACGGTCGAGATCCTCAAGTTAGACCGCCGGTTATCCAAAGTCTCCGTGATTTCTTCGTGATCTCCCTGTCTTGGGTCACCGCGCTTCAAACCTAGAATCTCTCGGTGCATGTAAATCTGATGACGGCCACCGATCTCTTTGCGTGACGATGACCGAACAGCGTAAAAGGTTTGGCTGTTTTCGCACCAAGTTGCGTACCATTTCCATCTCATCAGCCATTCATAATCGGCGGCGTCAACGATGGTGACTTTTCCCTTGGTGAGCGGAATTGTGCGATACTCAGGAGTGGGCTGGGAAGCCAGTTCAAGCTGGTCCATTGGAGCGCCCTCCACGGCGCTTTGATCTCAGCCCCTATTTTACCTCAAAAATTCGCCCACGGGTCGTCTTCGATCTCGGCGTCAATGGTCGGCGCCTTGTTCATTTCCGCAACACGGCGCCGGATCTCCGCTTCCGGTGCGCGCTGCGTGACCACCTGCCGCGTCTCGGTGATCTGGTGAGTAATGATGGTCTGCTCGGCTGGCCGGTAGATGCGCGGGGCCTCTTCCTTGCTTGGCCCGCTGCCGGCGTCCGGTACAAAGTTGCCGTCGAGCAACAGGCCAACCCGCTTGTATCCCATCTCGATCGCGTTGACCTTCGGTGTGGCCAGGCTTGGAGTAGCCTCAAGCGCCTTGCGCGAGATCGTAATGACTTGCTTCAGATTAGCGTCGAGCATCTCTACATTGATAAGCCGTTTCTTGACCAGAACCTCAGTAACGGCTTTCTCGACGGGCGCCATGCGGCGGGTGATTTCCTCGAATACCGCCTTGCGTCGGTAGAGATGAGCTCCGTCTCGCGCGGCAAAACCTGCCTCAAGAGCCGCCCTCTGCGTGTCCCGGCAGGCACAGTAGGCGTCTACAAACCGGAGCAGTTGCGGCTGGAGCGGGATGGGGATGCTGGTATCGACTTCCATTAGATAGCCTCAGTCATAGAAGATCATCCCCGGCAAGGTGTCGAGCCATTGCTTCAATTGAAAGCGTTCGTCTTCTGGTAGTGCGTCCCAGCCTTCGGGGGTGATTAGCTCCGGGTTGCCCCAAGCTGATCCAGGTCCAGAGATGTACCCCCAATGCTCTTTGGCTTTTGGGTTGACACTCCCAACCCGGCGCCACCAGCCGATGAAATCGGATAGAATTTCCCTCCCGTTACCCCAGAAGGTGATGGCGCCTCGACCAGCCACGGAGCAATTGACTGTGTTGCACCGGAAATCCTCCAAGTAAACTGACATCGGCAGAAAGCGCCAATGGGTAAGACGCCAGAGATATTCGTCACTTCGGGTACGCTTCATCGTTCTGTGCGCCATTTAGGTCTGAGGCTCCTTGGGGTAGTCTTTCCAGACAATTAAATCGCCTAACTCGGATGCAGCAAAGGCGTTCATGTGAATCTCTGGACGGTCCTCGCCGAATATTACTGGCGCTTCCATCGTCTTGCCGTCTGCACTCTGCCCACCCAGGTGCACGTGGATTGGGATACCGCCAATGGTCGGGTAACGTGTTGCGTGGCCAACCGGGTATTTGCTCATGTCAGATCACTCCTGGAACCGATTGTACCGCTTCAATTACTGAGGCTCCTCTTCATCGTCCACCACTGGCCTATGTGCCGGCTCAACGTATTCGTAGCCGTAGGGTGTCATCTCAGATTCCACCCTTGCGGATTCGTTTTGTTTCCCTT